ATAGTAAGGAGCTCCTGTGGTAGTGGATGTAGATGTGCTTGTTGTAGACGTACTAGTTGTTGTTGATGGAGGAGGTGGCGTAGGAGTAATAATCTCTTTAATTGCCAAAATCTGTGCATCAATTATTTGAAGAATTGTTGTCAAATCTTCACAACTCTGTATCCCTGTTCCTGGAAGGTTGGGACCAACATATTTGACTTGCGATGTTGATAGCAATTCATTTCCAGGATCACTACATCCACAAGGATCAAGCGATCCACATCCTAAGCATTTATTATTTTGTACCATGATATTATGGGATGTACATGATGTAATAAGCACCAATTGTAGGTTGGATGTTGCTATGGCTCAATCCTCCACCTGTAGAATTAACAACTACACTAGTTGTAACATTCACTGTAGCATTGCTAGTTGGTCCCTTATCGTGGCTTCCTGCTATACTCTTGAGTCTGTATGAGAAGTTATTTGAGCCATCCCATTCAGTAACAAGAGGACTTATATCACTTAGGTCACCAGTATTAGTAGTGCCAGCTTTAGCAATAAGGTGTGAGTGTGGTGCAGCTGTTGATGTAGCCGTTGCTGTGTGCGTGTGAGAAGGAATTTGGTTAGCTGTCAAAGTAACATTATTCAAACCTTGCACACTATTTAATGAGTAACTTGGATTACCTGGTGTTGAAGGATTCACAATAGAACTCATTGGAATACTTCCAGCCATACTTCCATCTGTAGTTCCTACAGCAACACGTCCTCTCTTATCTGGTGTTCCATTACTTCCGTTACACAAAAACACATCAATAAATTGACCAGAGCCTGCTCCTGTAACATCAAATCCTGTAAGAGGTCCATAGTATTCATACGCTACGTATGGCACCATGTTATTCTTGTAAAGGTTAGATGGTGCAATGCTATCTAAATAAGCTTGAATAAGCGTATTCAAATCAGCAAGCTCTACATAATTGGTTGATACATTCAACTGTAGAGCAGTTAGTTCAGAAGCTGTTAAACATAGCTTATTGATAGCTGCTTGAAGAATGTCATGTGTATCAGACGATGCTGTTACACCTGTAAGGCATCCAATTGTGTAATTGGCATTAAGGGTGGCGAGCGTTGCATCGATTGCTGTAACATTGGTTTTTAAAGCGCAAATTGATTGCAACAATGCTGAGATAACATCATTAAGTGTAATGTCACCAGACACTGGGAGAAACCCACTCACCAATGGGCACAGATCAGCTGGATCAATGACAGGAATAATGCCATTACCAGTGGACAGATCTAAGATGAATGTTGTAATTTGTAATTCAACACTAGCAAGTGTGTCACCATTGGAAATACCAAGGGCAGGGATATTATATCCTGTATATCTTACGCACTGATCAGATATGATTTCAGTGCATCCATTGAAGCAATTAGAGCAGCTCATTTATTTATATTTTAGAAGTTTCACTTTACTAGCTATTTGACAAACTGTGTAGTTTTTAGCGTAATCTGGGTTACAATATTTATATGTTAAGATTCTTCTGTAATTAAGAAGATCTATCATTGTTGTATATGGAACTGGCATATTGAGTGCAAACACAGTGTTATTGTACAGATTCTTTGCCACCTCTGTAATCTTGCACTCTATATCAGCCAGCAAATCAGGGATTTCACCACATTCAGAACAGGAAGTTAATCTAGGTTGTAACATATCTATTGATTTTGAGAGGTGGGCGGTTGTACTGTGATTGACTCCTTCTTTTTATCTGCACAATATGCACACATACCATTCTTAAGGTTGCATCCACATCCTACGCTTGCTCCACAGCTTGAACACTTTGCCATATTAGTAATAAGTTGTTACGGTTGCATAATTATTTCCTGAACATCCACAGTTATTTCTTAGGAAGTTGTTCAGCATTTTATCAGCTTGAAGATACAATTTATTTGCTTCAACTGTAGCACAATTATTTGCAGCTGCTATAGCTCCATTGATAAAGAATGATATAGTTGTTAGCTCCACCTTAGATTGCGTCTTAATTGCTCTATCACATTCCATCATGTCAAGTTTCATAAATGCTCCATCAAACTTTTCTTGAAGTCTCTCAGTACGCATAATAGTCCTCTCAACAAAGTTTACGTTTGCTGGTGCCACTGAATACTTAAGATAGTAAATACCGTCAGGAAGAGGATCATTCGTCCCCACTGGCGTAATTCCTAAATTGGAAGATGATAATACATTTATCTGATTGACAACAAATGGAATATTAACTATCCCAAAGTTTGGAACATTAACCTCCAAGTTTGGTGCAGTGACACTTGGTGGAGTAGTTGGATATGTAGATGCGTCAGCAACAGCCATTGTTAGCGTGTTGTATGTTGGAACTACAAGAATGTCTAGTTGCAGAGTTGGCATGGGAGTTATAAAGAAAATGCCAGAGGATTTTGAGAACTAATCCTCTCACCCTCTGGCATAGGTTGTAGAAATTTTAACTTACCTACTATTAAGGAATCAAAGTGCTAGTAGTGGTAGTAGTTGTTGGAGGTGTAGAAGTTGTGGTGGTAGTAGTAGTGATACAAACATTGTTATCAACTACAGTACCAAGAGCAGCTTCAAGAACAGCTTCAACAGCAGCAGCAATACCAGCATTACCTGGAGTGGCAGCATTAGGAGCAGCAAGAATTACCATGCTATCCTCATAGATGTAATCACCCCACTGATAAGCAGAACGGTCATACTGATTGAACTTGATGTAGTAGGTATCATAAATGGTACCAGAAGTTACATAAGTTTCAAAGTTCTCGTTGTAACCATTCATTCTGTACAAGTGCTTCAAGTAACCTGCTTGATAGCTGTAGAAGTTTTTCTCAAGTTGAGCAATTTCTTCAGCAGTACCAGTTGGGTAAGAAGCTCTCTGAACAACGACAGGATCAGCAACGATATTGCAGTTATCAGCTACGATAAAGTCAGCAGTGGTAGCAGGACCTTGGTATACAAAAGTACGGAAGTACATTCTGTCATATTCCCAAGGGAATGCAGCAATATCGCAAGGCTGGCCATATTTAGTAAGAGGCTTACCAGAGATTCGAAGGATAGTTCCACCTACGTTCTCGAAAGTGTAGAAATCAGACAATGTGATATTGTCAGGGTTGTTACCAGGAGCAGCAAGGTTCAACTGATAGATGAACTGGTTGATCAACGCATTGGTGTCAACATCAGTGCAAGGATCAGCACCACAATCGCAGCAAGGAGCCTGTACAGTTACGGAACGAGTGAAACCGTTGAAGTACAAGGTGTCAAGATAACTAGAATGAGCTCTTAGAGTAAGAGTCACAACTTCTCCACACTGTACGCTCCAGTTACCTACATCAGTAATTTGGACAGCAGGAGTACCGCAACCTGATACTTTGTACCATTCAGTTACGTTAGATGAGCAACCAGAACCAGATGGGCAACCCTTGATTTTATCAGAACGCTTAGAGCCTTGTAGGTAGGTGTTTTGTCTACCTTGAGCTACATAGAAATATGGAGCAGCAGCAATGTTGCCAGCTGTAGCCACACTGTAGTCGTTCTTGAAGAAACCAACTTGACCAGCAGTTAGATCCTGAGTAGAACCAGAGCTAGGGAGAGATGTTTGCCCTACTGGAACTACAAAAAGGGTGGTTAACGAGAAATCAGCCATTTTTTTGTTTGTTTGTTAAGTTTATTTATTCATTTGTCTGTATTCTGAACTGGGCACTTTGTACCGCAGAAGCATTCTCTGTATACATTGCAAGGTTTTGGACTGTTAGATCAACCAACTCATCCTCTAGATATTCTTCAAGTTCACAGTTAACATCTGTAGATGGTTGGCCGTCAAACCTGATATATCCTGCCTTGTCAATGTAGATTGGATATCTCATATAAGAGACATATATCGCACTAGGAGTGAATGTTCCGTCTGTGAATATACTAATTTCATCTGAGGAGATAAAATTAAATGTCTCTTGATATTCGAAAGATGGCTTGTAGTGAACGTTGTTCAATAAGAACTGCAAATCACCATGTTTTGCCAAGTCTTTGTTTATCCAAATTTGTCGATCCTTGCACACTCCCTTGTCAGCTAAAACATAACTGTCAATGTAGAACATGTACTTTGGATCAAGCAAATCAATATTGGCTGCCCATTGATTTAATGTTTCATTCTTTAGATGTAGGTCTAACTTACCTCGATTGTAATTAATTACAAGTTTTTGTAAGTCTTCATAACGCTTTTTGAAAGCGTCAAGACCCATTCCACTAACAACACTAAATCCATCAACCTTTTGTTTGATAAGCTTTATCTGAGCCTCATTCAAAGCTAAGATTTTATCTTCGAGTTGAATCTGCTGATGCTCATTAGTCGATAGTTTATTTAGTTTTTGATCAATTTTATATAATAAACTATCTACAGGTATCATACAGAAGCGAGTTTCTTAGATTTCAACTTTTGCTCTAGAGTAATTAGTTCGTCTTGATTATCATCGTTAGCCAAGAACTTCACCAATTCATCTTCATCTTTTGCCACTTCATATTCACCTTCAAAGACACGTCCACTGGACTTAACTCTGTACACTGAATGTGCAATGGCTTGTTTAACCAAATCTTTAATATGGAGTAAGTTTTCTTTCATGTCTGCAAATCTGTTAAATACTTCGATTGTTGACAATCCTTGATATTTACCAGACTTGAACTCAGTTTGCTTAAGAACGTTATCCACTTGGTTGTATACAAAATCTTCTTTAGAATCTTCTGTAACTGGAAGACCTAGAAGTCTTGCTACTTTTCTCTTTTTCTCAGGAGACATTGCATCAAACTTAGCAATAGCTCTGTTGATCAATTGTTTCTTCTTGAATACTACAGCATTTTCGATATCATCATCTACAACGTAGAATTGTGTATCTGCTGGATAGTCACCTCTTTCCCATGCTTGATAAGAACTAGCAATGGTTGGGTGAACTCTTAACCAAGAGAAAGCAAGTTCTTGAAATGGAATTGACAAGTCAAAATAGTTGTCACCATCTAGAAGCTTAACTGGCTGAACATGTCCTGTGTCATCAGTAGACTTAGACAAGCTGTAGTTCCAGAAAGGAGCTCTTGGTCCAAGATCTATTCCTCCTAGAGCATTCTCAAGTTTTTCTCTCAAAGCTGTAACACGTTCGATTTCTATCTCACGTTCTGTAGGATCAGCAATTCTTTTGATGTAAGCAGCTTCAGCATCTAAGCCTGTTCTATATC